GATGGAAGCACCGCTTCATGGGCACCAGTTGCTCAAGGTGGAGAGACAATAAGTTCATTCTTACTTGCTGGTTGTTAAGGACTAAAGTACGTGACTAAATATGGTGTAAATTATTACGGCGCATCTCAGTATGGTCAAGCGGCTCTACTTAATTACTCAGTACAACCAATGTCAATATTGGTTTATCCAGCAGTATCAACGCTGTCTACAGAGTTTAGAAAAGTAAAAGTATCTTGGCAACCACCAACTGGAGATTTTACAAGGTTTCGTTTAGTTAGAAACCAGGCTGGTTATCCAGAAACCGCTGAAGATGGCGTAATTATTTTTGATGAGTTTGCTATGTCTGGAACTGTTTCTCGTTCTTATTTTGTAGATGGCGAAGATAACCCAACAGAAATACCACTTGTTTCTGGTCGCCAAGTTTATTACAGAGTATTTCTTTTCACTACAGATAAAGTTTGGACAGTTGCTGGAAGTATTACTGCAATAGTACCTAGTAACCACGGAGTTCAAACTCAACTAATGAGTTACATACCACGGGTTTACACCTCAAAAGAACAAAGCCCACTTGGAAGTGTAGACACTACTTCTGCTTTATATGATTTTATTTGGGGAATGTCTTTTACTCAAGAAGAGTTTTTAACATATCTTGATTTAGTTCGACCACGTCATACAGGTCTTGAAACACCTATTGAATTGATAACAGCAGAAACAAGTAATGTGGGATTGGTGCAAGAGTCGGGGTTGCCAACAAAAAATCAAAAACGCCTTGTTCGTGAAGCGCTTTATCTTTACACAAGTAAAGGAACACAAAACGGGCTTAGCACTTATGCAGAAGCACTTACTGGATTTGCACCTACTATAACTGTTTCACAAAACCTTTTATTAACAATTCAAGATTCTACATTTTATGGTGGGCTAGGTAACTGGGTATTTAGTAGTTCTACAGCAGAGGTAAGTCAAGAACAAGTGCCTTCATCAGGGGACAAAGTTATTGACACAACAGACACGTGTAAAGTAACTGCAAGCGGTGGTGGTTTTAGCATGCTTCTTGGAGGTGACTTTCCTATTACAAAAGGAATACCTGTTACAGAAGGTTCTGAATATATTGCTTCTTGTAAGGTAAAATCACCTACCAGTGCAGGAAATGTTTCTATTAATATTGCTTGGTTTGATGGAACTGGCACTTATATAAGCGCAACTACTGTTTCTACAATCTCTGCAAACAATACCTGGAAGACATTAAGTAACACCGCAACAGCGCCTACAGGGGCTTCGTATGCTGGTCTTGACATTGGTTCAAATGGATCAGGGGTTTACTATATCGATCAAGTNTGTATGCAATTAGGGAANNCTGTTGCATANGATGAAGCACGTGCTGTAGATATCTTTTTAAATCCAATTAATACAAACTACATTGCTAACCCATCATTTGAAGTAAACACTACCGATGGGTGGACATTGTCTGGTTCCGCTACCTCTTCTCAAGACTCTGATGTTTCAGATATTGCATATTCTTCTAGCAATAGTAACTTAATAACAGGAACTGGATCTTGGTCTTACACTGTTGATGACATAGCGGTTTTTCCAGGAAACTATTACACATTTTCTTTGTACGCAAAAACCTCAGCACCTTTTTCTGTAACCTTTACTGGTAAAGACATTGACGGTAACCCTACTGGTCACGTAGAAACAACCACTTTTAATTCAACTTCTGCATGGACATTGTTTTCTGTTACAGATTTAATTGACGCACTTGGTGAACCCAATGTTGCGTTCTATTCAATTGCAATTAGTGGAACTGCTGGTTCTTACTACATTGATTGTGTTCAATTTGAAAAAGCAATAAATCCTTCCGATTATTTTGATGGCTCTCTTCCATCAAACTTTGGCGCTATATGGGCTGGGACCGCTAACAATTCCTACACTTATTTATACCCAAACAAACCTAGTAAAATCCCTAGGTTGGGCAAAACCCTAAACGACTGGGTACCTCAGAACACCTTTTGGCGCTTGCGTACCTATGCGGGAGTGGAGTACACCTCTACGACCGTGTAGTATCTGGTCTATGACCAACCTACTACTCTCCGTCCTGCTAACAGGACTTGCTGTTACCTACCTACTTGAACTAACAGAACTTGCCCTTCAGTGGTTTTTTCTCAGTAAAAGCATGATTAATAAAATATTCTCTATGCCATTAAGCCTTGCCTGTCTATATGTAATACACAGGCAATGGACACTTATGATGCTAGTACTAGTTCCTGCTGCAACATTTGTTGCTCTGGCAATTAATCTGTACATTAACAAACCAGCAGTAGTAACACGACAACTACCACGACTATAGGAGCATCATGCGGAACATCATTATCATTGGATTTAAAGACGAAGATGTTTCTAAAGGAGTTAGTAGCCTTCTAGACGCATACCCTGAAGGCGATGTGGTAGTCCCACTACATGGGGCAGATCTTCCTTTGGAAAGTATTGTTGAGGTATGTTTAAAAAAGAAACGCCCAATTCATTTTTATCTTCCAGAAGTGGGAGAAGACTACTCAGGGCTAGAAGAGAACAAAGTAACTCACACATCCAATCCGTTGAAGGAAGTGCTGCGTAACGTAACTCCTGAAGACGTGTTAGCAATTGCATGGGATGACAGCATTGAGGCCCACATGGTTCTTCACTCAGTCGAAGACTACGGACTTGATGTGTGGAACATTCGCAATGGTTTGGAACCTATTGAGATCGATCACAGTGATAGCGATGACCTCTATGCAGAGATGCAAGATGCCCTTTCAAAATTCATTGAGGTCTTTTCGCTTTACCTAACCGAGAGCATCATGGACACCATGGGCAANACAATCGAGTCGCTGATGGTGGACCCAGACATACACGGTGACATTGACCCNTTTGANGAGTAGGTTGCGCCCGTGGAAATCCCAGTAGAAGCCTACACATCAGATCTTACTGATTTTCAGTTCCGACTACTCGCCGTCATATGCCTCAAATCAGGGCCTGAAGGCCGTTTAAAGGCCTCAGCAGCCGAGTTGGGTACACTGACAGGGGGAGTGGGGGAGAAGACAGTTCGTAGAGGCCTTGTAGCCCTTGAAAAAGCGGGCTTTTTAAATCGCACCAAGACTAAGAGGGCTAACGGCTACCGTGGCAAAGACATTGTGGACATTACAAGCCCACATGTGACATCTGGGCCTTTAAAAGCCCAAGACATTTGGGCTTCAAATGACCGCACCTCACTTGACTATAGGTCACATAGCAGAATAGTAGATAAGCCATTAGTACCTAATAGACTTACTAGTTATAAATTAAAAGATATGGAAACCGCAAGCGGTTCCACAAAGGAAGTGAAAATCTTTATGAGAAAATATGAAGATGATGGAGAAGATCTTGCAGGCTTTGGGCTCGTGGAAAATCGTGATGCGCCCCAGCCAAAGATCAGGAAGTCTGACCCTAAGACACGAGGGAAGCGACCAGAGCATGAGTGGAGTCCAATGGACGTCGCTGCTGAGTTCTCATTTAGAGTTGGTCGCAAGTACCCGCTCCTACCAGGAACGGTCAACGTCAAGAACCTCTCAGGAGCCCTTGCCAAATTTAGAAAGCAGTACGACACCAACGCTCTGATTGAGTTAGAGTTGCTTCGGTTGTTCATGGCGGATGAGCGGAACTTTAAAGACATTGGCGATGAAGCGCCACACCTGTATAGGATCTACCTTGCTTCCTTTGGCAAGAAGATGAACCAAGCACGAGAAAACCTCGGCCTAAATAAAGTTACCGCCCCATCAGATACTGTGGTTAAGATGGGCACACTGACAGCAAGTGATGGTCGTGTATTCCAGAACTCAATGTCGGGAAGAGCACAACTAGAACGGCATGAAACCCGTTTGAAGGGGGTAGCGAATTGAAAGATGTATTTGGATATGTTTTAGTAGTACTTACGACAGCAATGTCAATTCACCTAATTGGAGGAAGTAAATGGCTAAGAAAGTAGATTATAAATTCCACGCAGAAGTCACTCTTAATTCTGAAAGGGGTGGAGCATGGCTTGCGGTTGTCCAAGTAAACAACGAAGAAGGAGTTGTCCAAGCGATGTTTACAACTGCATGGCGCAACGCCTCAGCAGCAAAGCGTTATGTAAAAGCAATGGTTCAAGAACTTACTCCTCGCAAGAGTGTAAAGATGGTTGCAGGAGAAGCGAAGGATGAAAAGGGTCGACCAACTTCATTCACTGGTGAACTTACTTATAAGGTTTAAATGTACGATATCAATACGCTCTCTTCGTTGAAGCGTCACTGGTTGCTGAGGACTTCAAATATCCCACGTCGCTTTCTTGGCCTTGAGCCAAGTGACATTGTGGATAGGGCTGGATCATTCCCAGAAGAAGAGGCCACTTGGATCGATGACGCTGTCAATGGCAACGTGATCAAACAGATTGGCAACATTGGGGTTAACGGTGTTGGTCTTTTGTTTGATGGAGGACCAGGAATTGGTAAGACAACTCACGCAGTCGTTGCTGCTATGGAGTTTGTTCGACGTTTGCCGAATGAAGATCACGATGCCGCAAAGGTTCTTGCAATGAACCCAACTGACTACGGGTTAAAGGCATCGCCCATTTACTACATGACCTACCCAGAATTTTTGTCTAGAAAAAAGTCGACCTTCGACGCTGACCCCGAAGACAAACGTAATATGGTTTATGAGTTAGATGGACTTCACGGGCGGTCGAAGTTCGACTGGCTTAATGTTCGCATACTCGTCATTGATGATCTTGGTAAAGAGTACGGATCTAAATACGATGACACTTCATTCGATGAAATCTTAAGACTGCGTTACGACAAGGGACTACCCACCATTGTCACTACTAATGTTAGTTTAGAAAATTGGGAGGCGCAGTACAAAGAAGCGATGGCTAGTTTCGCTCAAGAAGCCTTTGTCAGAGTCCCTATACTTGGTTCAGACCTACGAGCAGCACAATGAAAGGAATGAACTTGGATTCATCATGGCGCACTATTCAAGTTTTTATTTCTTCCCAGGCTGCAGGTGTTTTTGAGGTAGAGGTTGATACTGAAACACACGACACCCGTTGTAACTGTCCTGTGTGGAAGAAATCAAATGTATGTAAGCACACACGTTTTGTAAAAGGCAAAATGCGCTTTAACGATGGGCATTACTCAATCAACATTCCAAAAGAACTTCCAGAAGAGTTAGTACAAGATGCAATAGATGATCCTGTTGCGTTTCGTGAACTTATATTAAAGTATAGTAAAGTCGAGGTACTATGAAGAATGGAGACATATCAAACGTCTCCTCTCCACAAGTTATCTGTGTAACAGATGTAGTTATAAATTTAATTGAGGAAGAGGAGCGCAAGTTCCTGGGCAAAAAATTAACGCATAAACTAGGCAACATAGATATGCTTGCTTGTAATAGGCTGTGGCGCCTTTCAGGTGATTATGGTATCTCATTAGAGTTAGCAGGCTTTGAGTCCGAAGGTTGGACAGAAGGGTTGCTTGATAAAGCGTTAGAAAAGTTAGAGCGCCGTGTGGTTAATCCGTTTAACTATTGGCAGTTATATGAAACCGTAGATGAGTTGGTAGGGACACTTCCATACCGTGCTAATCTTAAGGGAGTGATTGATATCCCAGGTCGAGTTGCAAGATATGGATCAGCAGGAGTTGAATTAAGTAATTTGTAAGAGGGGGAGCAGTGGCGGCAGATAACGAACACCGTTTAGTAAGCAAGATCATTCGTGACAGAGACTTAGTCCCTGCACTAGAGCGTGGTGTTCAAGAGTCATGGTTCTTAGATGATGATAATAAAAAAGTTTGGTTATTTATTAGAAAGCATTATGCCGATTACAGTGAGGTTCCAACTGGAACAACCGTTAAAGATCATTATCCAAACTACAAGATATTTGATGTAGAAGATTCAATTGAATACTTACTTGACACCATAGTTGATTTTCGTCGTCGACTACTCACACGACAAGGACTTGAAAATGCCGTTGAACAACTCCAAGACAACGACCACAACGCAGCGCTACTTGCCATGGAACAAACCATCTCCAAGGTTAACGAGCAAGGAGTTTTGGGCACGCATGAAGTTGACCTTAGCAAGAACACCGAACAGCGATACAAAGACTATCAAGCACTCCAAAACCAAACCTTCCTAGGAATCCCTACTGGCTTTGAAAAGATTGATGAAGCAACTGCAGGGTTACAAGGTGGTCAATTAATTACAATTATTGCACCTCCTAAAACAGGTAAGTCACAGATCGCATTGCAGATGGCTATTAACACTCACACACTGGGTAAAGTTCCAATGTTTCAGTCTTTTGAGATGAACAACCACGAACAGCAACAGCGCCACGATGCCATGCGTGCTCACATATCTCACGGAAGATATAGACGTGGAAAGTTACTTCCACCTGAAGAGTCAAGATTGATTGACATGTTAAATGAGATGGAGAAAGAACACCCATTCCACTTAGTAGATGCAGTAAACGGCATCACTGTCTCAGCGCTATCTGCAAAGATTGAACAGACCAAACCAGACATTGTGTTTGTGGACGGTGTGTATTTGATGTTGGATGAAATTACTGGTGAAATGAATACGCCTCAAGCCATTACTAACATCACTCGTGCCATGAAGCGCTTTGCCCAACGAATTGATAAACCAATAGTTATTACTACTCAGACATTGCTTTGGAAGATGCGAGCAGGAAAGGTAACCGCAGACTCAATTGGTTACTCTTCTTCATTCTTCCAAGACTCAGATGTAATTTTAGGATTAGAACCAGTAGAAGAAGACGAAGAGATTCGTTTATTAAAGATTGTTCAGTCACGTAACTG